TATGAATGAATCAGAAGTGTTTATAAATATCATTCTTTACTCCACCTAGAGAAGCAAACCATCCTCTCAAAGACTTTTTACGGGTACTTGCCCCGTGTTCTCCATAACCTTTATTCATTATTTTTTGATTTTGGTTAAACAGCTTTAGCCTTTCTCTTGCTCCAGCCATTTTTAATGCTTTTTCTGGATTAAATACTCCTACTGCCTTATCAAATAAATTCAATCATTTCCACCTCCTAACTATTACAAATCTCTTATTATAACCTGTACAGACTGTGTACGCCGTCCACTGTTTTGTGCAAGTGTTAAATTATGCTCCCATAATTGTCTAGCTTTTATAATTTCGGTTAAGTCTGCCCTAGTCAGTTCTCTGCTTCCAATTTTATAGCTCTGTCCTAACAATACAGACTTTTCAGCCTCAATATATGAATTTATCATTTCTTTGCAAGTCTCTACACTATACATTTTTACCTCCCTATATTCCGCTACGAATTATTCGCCTGCCACTATTTCTTTGTTGTGTCCTAAAATTATTAAGTACATCCGTTGAATACCGTATATTTAAATTGGGATTCGCTATTCTTAATGCCGCCTGTGCATAATTCCGAATGTCCAAAGGCTCATTTCTTTTATCTCCGATTGTTTTCCACTCGATTTTAGCTTGCCCTTTGCTAAATGTAACAACCTTTATTTCAGAAGTAAGTCCCTTGAAATAAACTTCATCATATCCACGTTTAGGGTCGTTTGGATAGTGCATATACTTAGCTCCTGGTTCTGTTACTTTAAGATTACTCATTATAGTATCCTTTCCAGTATTAACTCCCAAGACAAACAAGGAAATTCCACCTTTATTATTTTTGCTAGGTCGTGAAATAAGAGGTCTTCCAGCTTCTCCGCTTCCTTTTATTCCAAAAATATTCAATTGTTCTCTTGCTTTTACATACCTGTAAACATCATCAGTATGATGTCCGCCTGTATCAATACAAGTACAAGCAACTCTTATTTTCTCTCCATTCTGATATTCAAAATCTCTCATAAGAAATTCATCCAATGTATTCCACACATACGGCAACGCAGGATTTCCCATAATCACTTTATAATAAATCCCCCAGCTTTCTTCTCCTGGTCCCCATCCAACAATTTCAACTTCAATCCTATTGTCTTGAACATCCACTCCAGCAGTTAATACAGTAACTTTATTAGGTATTTCAATATCATTTATCGTACCATCTTCTTCGTTTATATATTCTCCATAATCCTCAGCTCTCGCTTGTATTTTTTCAAAATCAAATCTTTCAACTTTTTCTTCCCAACATTCCCCAAGAGCTGTATTTACGAATACTTTCATAAGCTGTTCATCGCCTTTTGCTGCTCTAAATTTACGAATCATGCTAGCCCATTTGGTAAACGGACTATATAACTCTGATACATGAAATCCTCTTGAAATATGTGGGTCTACTTCAGGATTAGTACTTCTCCATTCACCTTTAATAAGATTTCGTTTCCACTCGTACTCTGTTGAAGTTTCCATACATTTCTCACATTTATGTGACACATCTTCAAAAATAATATTTCCCCATTTTAAAGTTTGCATTTCTCCACATTTTGGGCAAGGAATATAGTATTCATCTTTAGAACTATTTTCATACTCGAGTTCTATTCTACTTCCGCCTTTAATCGTTGGTGTACTTGTTAAAACTATTTTGCTGTTTGCCCAAGTTTTTACCCTTTCAATCGCCAAATTCAATGGGTCTCCATCTTTTTTAGCACTTCGAGGGAAACGGTCAATTTCATCTGCCAATAAAATTCTGATTGGTCTACTTGCTAATTCTGAAGCTGAATTACTCCCAGTTAAAACAATGTATCCGCCCGAAAATTCTTTTTGCCTTTTTGTATCCCTGGCATCAGTACTTTCGATAACTTTGCTTCTAAGTTGTGGTGTCGATTGAATCATGTCATTAAGCCTTGTTGTTGAAAAATCAGCCGCCATATCTTTAGTAGGCATTAAAAACATAATCGGCGAAGGTTCGTAGTCCATAAAATATCCAACTGTATTCATAAGAATTTCTGTTTTTGATAACTGAGCCCCATACATCATCACAACTTTTTCTGTATTTTTATCAGAAATTGCCCTCATTACTTCTCTTTGAAATGGCACTCTGTCAGTTTTCCATTTTCCCGGAATCGCTGAGCTTTTAGTTGATAAAACTCTATACATATCCGCCCAAGTATCAATGGTTAATTTTGGAGGTGGTTTTAAAACTAAAGCAATCTTTTTGAATAATTTAACTGTTCTTTTTAGGTCTTCCTCTAATTCTCTTTTCACTTTCAACTTTCACTTCCATATCTTCCTCATTTTCTATAAAAATTTTATTATTTTTAAACATATCGGGATCATATTCACTAAGTTCTTCTAAAACCTCAAATATTTCATCTTGGATGACATCTTGAATTTCACCAAGATTATCCGCTGCAATTACAGCTGGCGCTACCTTACTAGATATAGAAAGCAGTTTCCCTTTAATATTCATAAGCATATCAGTCATCACTTTTTCGACAATAGTTGCTAAATGTAATTGATTTTTAGTTTCCTTGATTTTTAGGTCTTTTAGTTCAACATCTTTTTTTATTCGTTTTATCTCTTCCTTGATTTTTTCATCTTTCAAATTCAAATCCACATCATTTTTAGATTCAATATACTCAATATATCCAAGTACATTTTCCCAAAACAGATACTTGCCTTTTTCCGTTTTTTTTATTATTCCTTCGCTAGCTAAATTGCGGAGGTGCCTATCTGTTATACCCAGCAATTTTGCTAACTCGTTTGCTTTTATTATCTGATTCTCTTTTACTAACATAACACCTCCATTTCGGAACGGAACTAAAACTTAAAAAAGTCATCATACATATTTTTTCTGGGGCTTCGAACCCGTTCGCTCTTTTTTACTTCTCTGGAAGTACCTTTTAATTATTTTTTTTATTTTTACTTTTTTGTAACTATCCTAAACACAAACGTTCGCTACTTTGAACATTTTCTCTCTATTTTCATCAAACCGGCTTTCAATTTGCCGTCCTCTTCTCTCTGCTTCCTTATCCCCTCTTTGCATCTATCAAGATACTTATCGTATATCATTATCTTTAATCCATCTATTTCATTATCAATATCTTTACTTATATCTTGTAATTTATTTAATAGCTCTAAACTTCTTTTTATTCTTTCATTTAGATATTTCTTCAAATTATAATTGATAACTTCAAATGCTATCAACATTACTATGATATAAATAATAAAACCCATTATAGTTATCGTAATAGTCATTTTATTTTTCCTTTTGTTCTAAAAAATTTTGAATTACTTCTTTTATTTTTTTATATTCGTTAAATAAATACTCTATTTCTTCTTCAGTTAAATAACCATCTTGCATTTCAAATATTAATCCTCTTTTAGAAGTATATGAAAAACACTCATAAGTTTTTGTCCATATTTCAATGCGTTCATCCTCATTTCCTTCATCTTTTACTTCACAGTCATTCAATGTTTCTTTTTTTATTTTTTCTGCCAATTCTTTAATTTTTTCACATTTAATATACATCTTGATCATTTCTTTCATATAAATTTTGCTATTTTTATACTTAAAAACAAAAAGAGCCACTAAACAAATAGACTATTTCTAATCTATCTATTCAGTGGCTCACTCAGCTGAGGTTTATTTGCCCCTATGATATTTTGTTGTTGTGTATTGCCTGTCTTTTACTTTACCTTTTTTTATATATATAGTAATTTTGATATTGTCTTCAAAGGTTTTAGCTGTTTTTAAATCTTGTAATAAATACAAAACTTCTTTATTCTTTAAAAGTTCATTAACATCTTCTTGTGTAAGTTCTTTTTTTGTGTTCAATTTTACCTCCTAATTATAACCTATTTTATTGCTTTTTTCAAGTGTTCGAGTTCTGTTTTTTCTTGAAAAAATTTAAAATTCTAAACAATAATTTTTTTTGATTTTTCCATTACTTCCTTTATACCTTTCGAACAACTTTTCACATGTTTCAAATTATGATAGACTATATTACTTGCTCCTCGTTCAAATTGAAATCGTGCTTGCATAAAATACGACATGTAAACTTTATGATTATTTAAAGTATTATTTGATAAAAATACAATAAAATCTAATAACTTTTCTATATTTTCGCCCTTTTTAAATAATTTAATTGCTTTAGTTATTTCGTTTTGTAATTCATCCAAACCTTTTTCAACGCTTTTATGTTTTGAATGATAATTTCCTAATCGACCATAATTAAGAACTCCACCATAGGTTTTATGTTCCTTTTTCGCTTTTTCTGTATATGATCTCATATTGTCTAGAGTGTTTTCTATCATTTGTTTAGTCTTTTGTTCTTTGTATCCTTTAACAAACCAGAAGTCTGCCCGTTCTTTAGGTGGAATAATTTTTCTAAAAGCTCCCAAAGAATCGCTTTCTATTTCGCACTCTTCACAAAAAAAAAGTACTCATAGTCAGGCATTTTCTTTTTTAAAATTCTAAATTCTAAACATCCGTCATCAATAAATTTCATGCCATTGTATTGTCTTATCGCTTTGATATAGTTCCCACACTTGCCACATCGAAAAAGTGTTTCGACAACTTTAAATTTCTTTTCCATTTTTTGTCTCCTTTTTTAAATATGATTAATTATACCATTTTACACTCTAATTGCAAAAAATACAACCAAATTTATTATTGCATAAATCAGCAGAATATTTAAAAACCAAAAAACTAAAAAATATATCACATTGTAAGGTGTATAATTAATTCTGGCTATATTTTTAAGATTCTTTTTTACATCTTCAACTAAGGCATACAGATAGCTGACTAAAAAGAAAACTAAAAATATTGTAACTGCTACACTTAAAATTCTCATTATTATTTCCAATATTTTAATCCTCCTCTGTTATTACAATCGCATTATCAATTGTAACTCTACGATTATTCTCACTTATTAAGTTTAATGATATTCTTCCGCTCTCATCCGAATCTCTTAATCTTATCATTCCTTTGTATTCTTTTAAGAGTTTCCCATCGAGAGTATAAATTTGTACTGTCCTTTTTAGCCCTTTCGTATCGCTTTCCCAATCTTTTTGAGTATCTTCCCATCTTGCACAGCTTACTGTCAATCCTAAAATTGTAATTCCTAATAATAATTTTTTCATTTCAACTCCTCCTATTTCTTTTTATAAATAATATCCCCGTTTACAGTTTTCACTTTTTCTACACTTTCTCCAACTTCAACATCTCCATTTACTGTTTCAACTTTATTGACATTCCCAGAAACTTTTACATTTCCGTTTGCTGTTTTCAGTTTTTTCACATCACCTATAATTTCTATTTTAATTTCTTTACCAGGTAAATTGTTAAGATTGCATATCGATTCCCCGTTAACCACAACATTATTGTTTCCGCTAATAATAATATTATTTCCAAACATTCTCTCAGAATGTCCTATATTTCTCCCGTTTATTCTCATTTCCATTTCAATTCCTCCTAAATTTTATCGTTTTCCCAACATCATCCAAACGTTTTCGATACCATTTTGCCGACACCAGCAATATGGTTTATCCTGGATCTATTATTTTCAATAAAAATTCATATAATCCGTAAGCCATAAGTACTCCAAAACCTAAGCTCGCCAACATTCCAAATAGATTATAATTCTTCATTCTTTCTACTGCGTTTTCAAATATTGTCCAAATAAATACAATCCAAAATAAAATTGGTACTAATAATATTAACAATATCGCTATTTTCATTTTCTCCTCCTAACCTTTCTCTAATAAAAACAACTTTTCACGACTGAACTTTAAAATATAAGTTCAGGAACTTTTCCTGTTTTGTTTACTTCATCCAGTACATCCATACATTCTCGCCTTAACCATTCCACCTCTTTTTTTACTGCTATTTTCTTTATTATTTCAAATTGTTCCTTGTAATATTCTTCTGCTTCGTTGTCAGTCATTCCATAGTGTTCTTTTAAAAGTTTCAAAATACCTTCTTTTAATTCTGCCATTTTATTTCTCCTTAAACGCCTTAAAATGATTTTTATAAATCTTTTTCAATTCCTTTACAAGTTCCACGTTTAACCACACCCCCTCAATATAGTATTTATTCTTAAACGTTTCCTTGCCTGTTGAGTGGAATTCCTGATGATGCTTGGAACATAAACTCATAAATGGTGTTTTTAATCCATCGCAGTTTTCGTATCCGCCTATGCTTGCCACCGAGTTCCAATGATGCAGCTCAATTGTGTTGTACTCATTATGCTCTTTCCCACAGATACAGCAAACTCTTTTTTTTAAGCAAGCGATTATATATCTTTGTGTTATGTTGTCAATTTCCAATATGTGTTTATACCTTTTATCGTGTTTTCCAAGTATATATAAATTTATTCCAAGTTCCAATGCCTGCTCTATGATAAACGAAATAAATTCATTTGCTGTTTCCACATCGCATTTTGCTGTTGAAAAGTCTAATCTGTCTGTGGATATTGCAAACTGTTCCTTCATCAGTTCCTTAATCTCTATCAAGGTATACCCAATTTCATCTCCAAACTGCTTTAATAAAACGTGTATCAGTCCGTTCTGTGCCTGCGATAATTTCTTTACAGGAATAACCTTGATTGGAAAATGGTTTAAGTATTCCTCCAATTTTTCTTTTATTCCTGGATAAACTTTTTCCACAGGTAAGGTTATTATTATTTCCTGATTCGAGATTTCTGTGTAAGCCATTTCTTTTTAGCCTTTCTTTTCTTAATAAATTTAATATCCTTAAACAAATCAGCATTGAGTTTCGTAAATTCAAATTCACGTTTGCTCATTTCTGTATTAAGTAATATATTTGCTTTTATTCTTTCGACTATTATTTCTTTTTCTTCCATATTTCCTCCATAAAAAAATCACAGCTAAATTAATAACTGTGATTCTTTTCTTCTATTATTTCTAATAATCTTTTATATTTTCCGGAATTAAATTCTTTACGTAAAAATATTTTATCTTCCAAAGAAAAATAATGAAGTGATATATCAAATAATTCAGAAAATAAAACTATTATAATTTTTAAAATTGTATATACGTCTTTTTCCATTTCTTTATGATCTTTATGATTTTTTTGGAATAATTCTTCAATATTTTCTGATATTTTCAAAGATTTTGATGTCTTTATATGAACTTCGTTTGAATATTTAGAATATAAGTCGTATAAAACACTAAAATTATTTAAAATATCTTCTTGAAAATCTTTTCTCAAATTTTTCTTTAGTTCATCTTTTAGATTTCTATATCCTATTTTTAAAATTTTCTCTTTTTCGTTGGATATTTGTCTATTAAAATAAATAAATCTAAGTATATTTTCGATAACTCCTCTGACACAAAAATTAATTGTAGGTGGAAAATTATTAGGAATTTCCAACAGCAAAGCGATAAAATGAGTCATAGATATTTTCAAAAATTCATAATCTAAATTTTTATAATTTCTTTCTGTTTTTAAAATTATTAACTGAATTTTTTCTATATTTTTATATATTTTCTCAAGTTCCTCTTCATCATACGACATCTTTTTAAATAATACAAAGTTTTTTTCCAAAAATTTTACATATTTCTTTCTGTTACTCATTTTTTATTCCTTGAATATTTTTCTATTATACTGTCTAAATATTTCTTGTCTCTATTTTTGCCTTTATTTTGAACAGTTCTATCTTCTTCATTAATATTTTTTATTAATATTTTTTTTAAATTTAATACAACATCATCAACATCTTTTATTTTTTCTATCTCTCGCAAAATTCTTGCTAATAATAAAGTTCTACTTTTCATAACATAATCTTTAAATTCTAAATTAAATATTTTCAATAACTCAATCAAATCATCGTTTCTTTTAAAATAATTTTTTTTAATAACTAACATTACAACAATTGGATATAGTTCATAATGTTTGTTTTCTATTTTTTCTAAATTTTTTATTCTATCTATTTTTTTTATAACGTCAATCATTTTTTTCTTTAACCCTCTCTACAAGTTCTTCAACAATTTTTTCTAAAGATTGTTGTAAATTTGTATCTTTTCTATCTATTATGAAATTTTCCATATTAAGCGTATTTATTTTTGAATAATAAGGAAATTCATTTTCGAAAATATATATATCTTTAAATTTTTGGTTTTCCTTTAGAGCGTCTGCATAATTCCGTTGACGCCTGTCGTTCGATTTGGTCATCGTAAATATAACACCTAAATTTTCTAAGGGTTTATGCATAAAAAGATACCTATTATTGTCTTTTACTTCTTTCACTACTCTTTCTAATAAATCTAATCCTAGAATAGAGTATGTGTCTAATTTTACTGGTATAAAATAAAAGTCCGATGTTAATAATGAACATATCGTATAAAAAGAATAAGTTGGTGGACAATCAATAAAGATATAATCATATTTATTTTTTAAATCATTATCTTCTATAAAATTAAGTAACTTTTGTTCGTTAATTCCTGAAGATGTTTCACGTTCCATAAAAACTGTTTCAAGTTCTCCAGGAATAAGATGGAGATTTTCAGAAAATTCTTTTATTATATCTTTCGTACCATTTTCATTATCTATAATTTCTTTTCGCTTAAAAATATTTTGAATAGAAGGTAATTCTTTGTTATTACTTATATTAATTTTATATTTTTCAAAAAAAGATTGCGTACAATTCGATTGCGGATCTATATCTATAATTAGTATTCTTTTATTCATTTTTTCAGCTAAATAATAAGAAATTTCTTTACACAATGTAGTTTTGGCAACTCCACCTTTCATATTCAAAAACGATATTATATTTCTCACAAATAAAACTCCTTTAGATAATTTTATGATTAAATTATATCTTAAAAGTAGCAAAACTGCAACATAAATTTAGAGTTTTTTTGACGTTGCAATTCTAAAATATTACAAATCACAGTTACTATTCAGTTGCCATTGTCCCCTTACCTCATTAATTCAACACTTCCTCAATTTTTTCATATCCCAGATTCCTTAAAATCTTAGATATGTATTCAACTCCTTTTTGATACACAACAGTCTTATAATTTACTTTTACGTCACCATTTGGAGCATTCCATTTGCTTTCAACTACTCGAAAATATCCACGGTCAACATATGTTTGAAATGGCATATTGTCCTTTTGAAGTATTCCCTGCTTTCTTAAAATATCAAATAACGTGTTTCTTCCAATATTTTTAAAATTCAACACTTTTGCCACTGTTGCAATTTCTGCTGTTGTATCGCTGCCAGTTACATCATTGTAAAAATCAACTTTAGGCTGCTGCTCCTCGACCTTTTTCTCTAATTCTTTTCTTCTTACCATTTCTTCTTTTAGTTTCATAAAAGCCTGAATCGCTAAATCAGGATTATTCAACAATTCATCTGTCGCATACATTCCTGTTTTTCTTATCGCTGGTAAAATCTTGTTTGCAACTTTTAATTGAAAATTTCTTGCAATTTCATTTTTGCCTTTCATCGCTAGTAAATAAAATATATTTTCAGGTATATAAATATCCGAGAATTTTTCCCCACAAGTGGAGAAACCAAATTCATTCAAGTAATTTGTAACCCTATCTGTTCTTACATACTCTACTTGATTTTTGATTTGAATAAATCCCAATCCTCTTGCCACGTCCTCTAAATTCAAAAATATTATTCCATTTTCTCCAATAAATCCTCTTACTTTCTCTATTGTTATCAATTCATTCATTAATGTTCCTCCTATTTTTTATTCAATAAACTGTTTTAAATTCGGTCTAAAATAATTTTTTCCTTTCAATATTTTCCCATCTTCCCTGAAAATTGCTTTCCCATTTTCAAGTTTTGACATATTGCTTCTGTGGACTTCCTCGAATGCTTCAGGTAAAACTGTATCAAATCCATTTTTTACTTCCAGTTTAAAAAGATAATCCGTTTTTCCATCTGCTAGAAAAAATATCCTTGATGCAACTTTTTCAATATCGCCTTTATACTGTTCCAGTAATGTTCCTATATGTATATAATACATATCACATACTGCATCTAGCATTTCTACTTTATCGTTATTTTTTTCTGCCACTTCATATTCTTTAAATTCTTCATCAAATAATTTCTTTCGTAGTTCCATTCTTTCATCAGTCATTCCTTTTTCTAAAAATTCCTGCTGCCCAAATGCAATATAAAATTCTTTTACTAATCCAACTAATTTATTCCATTGTTCCATTAATTAATTTCCTCCACTTC